CCGCGCCCGCCGCGCTTGATGACGATTTTGCGCAGCCGCGCCCGCTCGCTCCATTCGTTGTCGGACGGAAAGCGCATCGCCAGTTCGGTTTTTCCGCTGGCGATACGCGCCGTGATGTGAATTTCTGACTGTGTATCAAACATCCCTTGTTCCTCCACTGAAATTTGCGCCGCAAGAATCTACGGCGCGAGTCCTAAAATTCCGTCGAACGTGGTGGTCGCCGAAAGCGTGACGATAGGCGTAACGCCATCGGTCGGGGTCATCATTTTGACCGTGCATTGCACGTTGACAATGCCGTCCGTATCGCCGTTGACGACCGCCGAAATCACCGTGCGCGGCGCGCTGATCGTCATTTCATGAACGTCCGGGCCTGCGCCGATGAGCGCGCCCTTTACCGTGACGGTGGTCGGCCCCTCGACTTGATTGATGAGGTTGTTAAATTCGACCGATCCCTTTTGCGCGCGGGCGGTAAAGGTGAACGTAAACGCGCGGGTGTTGTACTCCATGCGTCCGCGAATTCCGAAACCGTTCTGCGTGCCGGAGCCGGGATAGTAGCCCGAATCGGTGCGCGTGGCGTTGGTATAGGCGAACGTCAGCGAAATGAAGCTGCCGCCGAGCATGTAGTCGATACCGTTCACCGTGAGCACCGCCGTCCCGTTGGCGTTGAGCAGATGTTCCGGCGTGCCTGCCGGGATCACGATGCCCGAGGGGTACTCGACTTGGCCGGTGCCGATGCAGTTCACCGTGACGCGGCAGTTGTTCCGCCCCGGCCCCGATTCCATCGAGAGCGTGAAGTCGTTCACCACCATGCCGACAAGCGCACGGTCTACCACCGAATCGGGATCGGGCCGGATCTGTTCGGCGTAGGTGAATGGCTTTTGATTGATGCAATCGACGACCGGATCTTGCGGCACGGCGTCATATTTCCATCCGGTGCCCGCCGCTGTTTTCGTAGCCTTGCCCAACGCGAAAGCAAACAGCCACGCCATGAATTCCGAGGTGCAGTATTTTTCGATGACGCAGGCCGTCGATGCCGACGTGGGGAAATTCTGCGTGGGAAATTCGTCGCCCTTGCCGATATCCGCCGAGTCGTCCTCGGTGTTTAAATCGACGGTGCCTAACGCCGGATTCGTTTTCGTCAGGCTCCACATTTCAGAGACGATATTGGCGACTTTTAAATCGGTCTGCGGAATGTAGCCGAACGCGATTTTGGTTTCGCGGATATTCGCTGGGCATGAGGTCGTTCCGGCCTTCGGTGCGCCGGGCGGCGGTAAAGCGGGTGTTTGTGTGGCAGACATAAAATTATGCGTCTCCTGTTTCGTAAATTCGAGCGTGGATCGCGTGGTAGTCGATCCCTTCGCGATCCTGAATGCGAGTGATTTCGATAATCTCGGCGGGCATCACGCCGCTCATGACGCCGCAGTAGCGCCACTTCTGCCCGTCGCCGGGATTAGGGATGCCATCGACCAGCAAATTGACCAGTTCAAGCGAACTGCGGTTGCGATCCGCGCGGCAGGTGAAATAAAAACGGTGCTCCCACTCGCCCATGTCATCGCCTTCGTTCAGGCCGGTTTCGTCCCATGCGACCATCACCGTGCCCGAGGGTTGCTCGTAGATCGCGGCGGTGAGCGAGTTGCGGTCGGGATTGGAGTCGACATAAGCGAACACGTTCTCGGGATCGGCGTCGGCGAGCGCATCGACGAGCGGTTGAATGCGCTGGAACGTATCGACGAGAGCGTTCGTTAATGCGGCGAGGTCGACCATAAATCAGGCGTTGACAATCGGAATCCACGCTTTCGTGAAAACCTTTCCGTACTCCTGGTGCGCTTTTTCAAAAATCTGGATCTGCTCGTAACCGGCGAAGCCGATCATTTCTTCTTGCTGCTGTGCGCGCGTGGCGTGCGCTCGCGTGTCGCGCTGCGTCGGCTCGGCGCGGATGTATCCGGCAATGGCCTTACGCAGCGAAAAGTTCATATACAGCGCGTCGGTCATTCTGTTATCGCGGATGACCGCGCGGGTGATGCCCTTTTTCTTGAAGTAAGCGCGCTTTTCAAAAAACGATTTCTTCGAGAGCGGCTTGGCGGGATTGCCCGAGGCGTTCAGGCCGAGCGACCAGCGATGCAATTGGTTGTCGACCATAAGGATGCCCACGCGGGTTAATCCGGCAAAGTCAAAGCGCGCTTCTTTGATGCGCCCCGTTTTTTTGACTTTGACGCTCAAGCCGCGCGCCATCAGACACGCTCCTTGAGCACGCAGCGCGAATAGCCGACCGCGTAGGCGTCGACGCGCACCACGTCGAATACGGAGCCATCGGCCTCGACTACATCGCCCTTGACTGGCCCGCTATCGAGGTCGCCGTTTGAGAGCGTGATGTTTGAATAACTGCCGGGCGAAATTTCCTCGTCCTCTGCGCCCTCTTTCCAGACGACTTCAATTTCGATGGAGTCCTCGGCGTTGCGCGGCGTGTAGACCACCGTGCGACCGAACATATAAAGCTGCGCCGCCCAATTCAGCGGGACGTAATTTGTGGCGAATTTTGTGAGGTTGCTGACACTCATTTAGGAAACGCTCCAATTAGTCCCGCGCCCGTAACAAGGGACCTCGCGAAGAGGGGAGTGCCGGGCGCGGGATGCTCTTTTTCTCAACCGGCGAGTCGAGAAAAGAACGTCAGAGAACCTTGGCCGAGAGCGATGCGTTAGGCCGATACGGAACGACAATCGGCGCACTTTGCATCATGATGAAACGCACGCTCGGGTCCGGTTCAATCCACGACTTGACGAAATAGGGCATCGCCTGAAGCCCGGCCTCTTCGTCGCGGATCGCGCCATAGGCTTTGACGCCTTCAAGCGCGGGCGATGTGAGAATGCAGCTTCCGGCAGGCAGAATCGGGTGTTCGCTGCCATCGGTCGGATCGACGTACCATCCCGAATAAACGTAGATGTTGTACGTTCCGATGTTGCCCATGTACACGCCGCCCTCAAGAATCGGCGCGTTGCCGCTCAAGCTCGGCTGCTGCCCCAAACTGCGCCAGATCGTCAAGTGATCCTTGACCTGCGGATTGGTCTGGAAAACGCTCCACACGTCCGGGGTCATGAGCACGTCGGTAAGCATCACGCCCGTTGCTTGCAACACCTGCATCGCCCACGTGTCGAGATCGCTTAACGGCAGCGCGGTCGGATCGCTCCACAACTTTGCCGCGATGGGCATATTCGCGGGAGAGCGGCCAAAATCGAGGATCGCGGTCGGATATTTTTCGCCGGTGATGGTGAGTTTGCCAATCGATAGAACCTGCCCCGCCATGACTTCCATGCGGCGGCGCAGCATGTCTAGCTGATCCTGCAAGCTCATCGCGAGCATGGCTCGCATCCGGTCCATTGGCGACATCGAGCCGCCGCCGATAGGCTCGCCCGCCGAACGCTTGAGCGGTCGGTTCATATCGAAGACTCTTTTGTCTTTGATGTAGGCAGGCTTGTAGGTCGTGGTTTTATAGCCCCGGTCGGCGACAATTTGACCTTCGACGAGCGGCGATACGAACGGAGCGATGCGCCGCTTGCCGTCGATAACATCGAAGTGGATTTCTTCCGCCGTTTCGGTTTGCGTGGCCGGGAAATAACGGTCGATTAGAAACGACGGATTTCCGAGCATACTTTGGACAACGGTGGTGAGAACATCGGTGGAAAATAAATCGGCCATTTGTTCCTCTCCTTTTTTCTTGGCCGGAGCGCCGTTGTCGCCGCGCCCGCACTCCGACCGTTTTCAAAACTATTTCTTCTCGTGATCCTTGCCGCCGTGCTCTTTGCCGTGATCTTTCGGCTCGTGCGCGGGCTGCTGTTTCGGATCGTGCGTTACCTTCGGCTCATGGCCGTGGCTCTTGAGCGGATCGTGCGGATGCTGATCGGGGCGCGGATATGGCGCGTGAATGCTCGGATCGTAGCCCGGTTCGCCGACACGCGGCCCATGAATGCGCGGGTCGTAGCCCGGTTCGCCGACCTTCGGATAATTGGCCCGCTCCTCGTCGGTAGGCTCGTGGAATTTGCCTGCGGCTTCCTCGCGCAACGGGTCGCCTTCTTTGCCCGGCAGGTCGCCGATTCTGCGCGTCGTGCCGTCCTGCATGAATGGCATGGGACCGGCTTCGACCATCGATCCGTTTAGGCCGAGTACGGATTCGACCAGAATTCCAACGTGGCGAAGCGCATCAGTGATTGCGCCAATAGGCACGGCGTTCGGAGGAATGAGCGCGTCCGCTTTCATCTTTCCGGCGATGTAGACGACCGCTGCCGCGTCTGCCGCCGTCGTGTCGATATCGTCGGATAGGACGCAGTTGCAATCCGTAGCCGCGACGGGCGCAGTGAGCAAGCCGGTGAGTGGATCGATTTTTAAAATCGTTCCGCGCTTGACGACGCCGCTGCCCGCGACCATTTTCCCCGGTCGCGAAACGACGCCATGCCCGTCTGAAAGCAGCGGGATTTGGTTAAAGTCCGACGATGTCGTAAACATCGCCTTGGCGAGTGGTTGATAGGTGCTGCTCATTTTTCAAATCTCCTTTTTCGAAACCTTGCTCACGGTTAGCCCGCGATGCGCCGGTCCTTCTGAACAAACGTGAGAATCGACCGCGCTTCGTCCTGCGCGGTGCCCTCGCCCGAGGCCGGTCCCACCTGCGGGTTTTTGAGCCTGCCCATTTCGCCCTCGAAGGTGGTCCGCGCCGGTTGTGCCGTCGCCAGCGGAGCGGCGTTAAGGATCTTGCGGGCGCTCTCAATGTCGTTTGAGGTTTCAAGCGCGAGCATTCGCGCGAGAGCCTCGCGGCCCGTCGCCTCGGGCATGGTGAGAATGCCTTTGATGCGCTCGCGTTCTTTCGTGGCCGGGTCGGTGGCCATGAACGTAACGCCGCCATCTGACGAAACGAGAACGTTTCCGGTTGCCGGTTGAAGGGCGGGTTGCGCCGGGGGAGCGGCCTGCGCGGGTTGCGCTGCCGCTGCCGGATTAGGATTGGGATTTTCGGCCATAATGAGACCTCCTTGGACTTTTAAATTTGCGGCGGCAGTAGCCGCGATTTGAACAGCCGTTGAAGCGGTCGGATCGAGCGAGGCAAGGAACGGCTCGAACGCCTGTACCTTGTCGATCATTCCGGCCTGTAGAGCCTTGTTTGCGGGGAGCGTTTTTCCGCCGCCGAATTTCGAAATCACGTCGGCAGGCGAAACGCCACGGAACGCGGCCACGCGACCGATAAATAAATCGGCCATCGAATCGACCATCTCTTGAAGCTGCGAACGGCCCTGTTCGGTCGCCGGGTCGGGCCGCTTGTTGGGCGATTGGCTCGATACGATCTCGTAATGCTTGATGCCCTGGCGCTCTTGTGCGCCGCGCCGGTCGACTTGCGACGCGACGACGCCGATGCTGCCTAGCAGTGCGCTTTCATCGGCGACGATATTCGTAGCCGCCGCCGCAATCCAATACGCCGCGCTCGCGCCCAAGTGCTCCACGTAGGCGGTGACTGGCTTCACCTTCGAGGCCGCGCGAATTTGATCGGCGAGCGAATTGATTCCGTTCACTTCGCCGCCCGGCGAATCGATGGCGAGGACGATATTCGAGACCAGCGGATTTTCGGCGGCGGCGTTGATGGCGATTGCGAGTTCGCCGACCGATGTCGCGCCGCTCACCGACGTGAACAAGTTCGCGTAACGGAATAGCGGCCCCTCGACGGCGATGACGGCGGTGCGCCCGCGCATCTCCACCATGCCGCCCGTATTCTCAAGCGGCTTGCCGTATTTCGCGGCGACCGCCTCGATGTCGCGCGGATTCTCGACGATGTCGATCATGGTTTCGAGCGCGTTCGACGTGATCGCCCACGGATGTTCGTGCAGCGCGGCGAGAATATGCAGGTAGTTATGTTTGCGCGGTTCGCTCATCTTTGCGGTGCTCCTTGCGCCGGTTGCGGCGCTGCCGGTGCCGGAATCGAATCCGGCTCCTCGCCTGCGGGCGGCGTCTGCTTGCCGCCGATAACGGTGATGTCTGGGACCGTGAGGCCCAATTCCTTGAGCCGCGCATTTTCAATCGCCCGCTGCTCGATGACCTCGTTCCAATCGAGGCCCTGTTCGGCGCACTCGATTTCAAGCGTCGAAATCATCGACTGCATTCGTAACTGCGCGGCCTCGGCTTCTTTTACCGGGTCGATCCATCCGCGCCCCGGGCCGATCCACTTCGAGCGCGAATAATAGGCTTGGTTCTGATAAAAATCCGGCGCTTTGATCAGGCCCGCATTTACCGCTTCCTCTAACCACAGCTTGTAAACCGGCGCGGCCCAATTGTCGGCGAGCCACTTCCGGCGTCCCATGAAAAACCGCCACGCTTCCATGAGCGCCGCTCGTGCGGAGGAATAATTCGTCTTCGAAAAATCCTTGACCACGAGTTCGTAGGGAAGTCCTATCGCGGTCCCTATGTGGCGCAGCACCGTTTCGACGAACGCGCTGTACTGCGCAGCCGGTCGCGCGGGCATGAACGGCGTCATCTTGTCGCCGGGATAGAGCGGGATCATCGAGCCGCCCTCAAGCTGGACGCGATACTCGTTTTTCGTCTTGAGGTAATCCGCGCCGTTGCCGCCGACCATCTCGGCGAGCGTCGCCGGATCTACCGGAGTCTCGATCACGCCCGCAACGAGCGCGTTGACAATCGCCGATTGCAATTCCGTCCGCTGGTAGCTGTCGAGCATCCTGAATTGCTCGATTACCGGCGTTAGAATCGGGCGACCGCGCGATTGTCCGATGCGCTCCTTGGCGTGCATGTGCAGCACGCGCCTGCGGCCCCAAGATGTTTCTGCCGGGACGCGCTCATAGTCGTAGGCGTTGACCGGCAATTGCAGCATCCAACCGTTGAGGTAGATCGGCGATTTGCGAATCCAGTAGGCGAGCGGTCGGCCAAAATCATCCTTCTCGATGCCCGCGATCAGATTCGGAGTCGGCCCGATGCCCTGAAATGTCGGCGTGCCCCAAGGATTTTGCAGCCGGTCGCTTTCGACCAGTTGCATACAGGTTTTAAACGGCGTCTCGTTGCGCTCCATCCACATCGAAAGCGCGAGCGCCTCGCCGTTTTCAAGCGCGGAGCGAAATACAAGCTGCGTCATGGCCGCGAAATTCAATTCGCCCGCGATATCGCAGGCGCACGATTCCGCATACGCCTTCCACAGACTTTCCACATCGCGCGACCATTCCTCGGCCCACTCAATCGTCTGCCCGAGCGCCCGGTAATCGGGCATTGCCGAGAGCCGCAGGCCGGTTCCGGCAACGTTGTCCTGCAAGGTCTGCAAGCTGCCAGCAGCGACGCCGTTATTGCGGTCGAGATCGCGGGAGCGAGCGACCAGCGTCGGTAAATCCGGCAGCAAATCGACATCGGCGGGCATTCGCGCGGGAAACCAGTTGGACATCTGCTTGCGCGTCCACGACGCGCCTGCGTGCGAGGTTTGTCCCCATTGCGCGGCGAAATTGTACTCGGCGGTCGATGTCAAAACGGCTTCGCTCACGGCCATGCCTCAAAACTGATCGGCTTCCGCCCGCTCGCACACGGTTGCCCGTTTTCGCGAGCGCAAGCGGCGGTGTATTGATCGATCAGGCGTTGCAGGTCGCCCATATTGGCCTGCGAGAACGTCACACGGCCCAATTGCGGCGTATCGATCTCCTGAACGGCCTGCCCCGAGGCGATCAGGATTTGTTGCGCCTGCAAAATCGCGAGTTGCTCGCACGCGGTGAGCGGAACGGCAGCGGAGCGAGCTTTGCGAATAATCATGAAAATTAGTCCTCGCTAAAATCCGTTTTGGCCTTGAACGACTTGAATTCGGGCATCGGCGACGACGACAACCGATGAGTCGCTACCGGCTTCACCGCAGAGGCCGGTTCCGACTTGCGCTCAATCGTGAGCGTGGCTTGCAAATCGTCCCATTTTTCGGGCGTCCACACGTCGAGCCGGAGCGCGGCGGCTGCGGCCATCGCATAAATCCGCGCGTCGAGCGCCTCGTTCCGGTCGCGGCGCTTTTCCCAAACCGTTTTTTTCACATTGTTGTGAATTCTCGTGACGAGTTGTTCGGCGCAAAGCTGCTCGAAATACTCTTTGGAGTACTGCGGGAAGTGACAGAATCCGACCGGCCATTGCTCGCCGCTCTGAATATCCGGCACGGACGCCTTGAGCCGCCGATAGAGTTGCTCTTTGCCGATGCTTACATTCAGCGGCCACAAGCGCACGCCCAATTTCAACCGGCGACCGCTCGGGCCGACCTCGACCAGCGACGGAGGGTTGACGAGCGCCGAGCTTCGCGAGTCGCCCTTGACGCCCATCACTCGCAAGGGAGTCATCTTGCGCACGAAATCGTAAACCGCGAGCGTATTGAATCCGGTGTCAACAGCGAGCTTTTGAATGCGGATCGATTGGCCGTAAACGGTCGGAAAATCTTCGTCGAGCATCTCGGCGAGGCGTTGCCAGATTTCCGGTTGCTGCGTATCGCCTTCGAGCACGCGGTAATCGACCGACCACGACATTTTCGAGCGGCCCCACGCGACGATTTCGACCTCGATGCGCTTTAGCTGCACGTCCGCGCCTGCGGTGAGAACCAAACCGCCCTGCGGAACTTTCCCGATGGGATAATCCTCGCGGCGCTCATAGAGCCGGTCGACCTCCGGCACTTCGCCCTGGTCGGCCCACGGCAAACCGAGGACCGTGTTCCAAAAAACCTGTAATTTCTCGCGGTCGCCCTCGGCGTTGTCAAATTTCTCGGCTACCTCGCCCCACGACAACCATCCGACCGGCGAATACAAACTCGATAAGTGAAAACCGCGCCACTTGCCGCCGCCCTCGGCGTGCGCGCGCCATTCGCCACGCGGCAGCATGTAATTCTTGTGATGGTTCTCAATCGTGCCGCCGCAGTGTTCGCATCCATACGTCGCCTTGCGCGGCTCGCCTTTCGGCCAACGCAGATGTTCGAACAGTAGAACTTGCATCCCTTCGCAATGCGGGCAGGGAACATAGAAGTGGCATTGATCGGTGCGCTCAAAAAACCGCTCGATGCGGCTGCGGCCCGAGATAACCGGCGTCGACGTAATCAGAATTTTGCGCCGCGCGTAGTTGGTTGTGCGCGCCATCGCCAAATCGCACGGCTCGCCTTCGCCATCGACATCGCCCGGGTAGCCGTCGACTTCGTCGAGGAACAAATAGCGCGCCGACGTTGAGCGCAAGCCCTTCGCGGAATTTGCGCCGACCATGACGAGAATTCCTCCGGGGAATCCCTTCGCAAGAACGGTGTTGCCGGAGTCGCGCGACCGCGATTCCTTGACCAGACTGCGGAGCGCCGGGCAATCTTCGATGAGCGGCGCGATGCGCTGTTTCGAATTGCGCTGCGCCATGTCGGTCGTCGGCATGACGCTCACCATCGGGCCGGGCGCTTGATGGATATTGAATCCGATCCAGTTATTGCCGGTCTCGGTTTTCCCGATCTGCGCGCCGGTCATCAGCACCACGACCTCTACGCGCGAGGACGGCGACAAGCAATCCATCGGTTCTTTGAGGTACGGCGTCCGCGACGTGCGCCACGCGCCCGGCTCCGGCGACGACCGCGTGGTAAGCCTGCGATATTTGTCCGCCCACTCTGAAACCTTGAGCGCCGGGTCGGGACGTAGGCCCTTCGCCATCGCTTGCGCGAGGAACGATTCAACGTCGACGGCGGGCGCAGGCATTCCCGGTGCCGTCATGCGACTTTGCTCCGCGCCTCGGCGAGTTTTGTCAAATTGTCGGCGAGTTCATCAAGCGTCTGCCGGAATTCAAGTTCGAGCAGCGCGTGAACGTCGGCGATGCTGGTTTGTTCGAACACTTGCGCGGCGACGCGGTTCGGAATGTTTAAAATCGCGTCCCGGTGAACACGAAATAAAGTCTCAAGCGACTGCACGACTTGTTCGCGCGGGAGCACGCTGCCCTGGCGTTGCT